GTTAAACAGCAGATTATGCACGCTGAAGATATTACTCTTGAAGCGCTTGAGAAAGTTAATAATAAAGCTAGAGAGTATTTTATACCTGATTTAATCACAATACTAAATTCTCAGGTAGTTCATGGATATAGACAGAAGATAGAGCGAGGAAACCTTATTCAAATAGGTCGAGATTGGAATAGAGGTGGAATGGAAAGCTTTGCGGAGTACTTTAGATATGATGATAGCGATATGAGATATGTAACATTTGATATATCAGCATATGATACTAGTGTTGTTAAGCAAATGTTGCAAGTGTACTCCAGATGGTCTAAAGTTTATCTAAAGTTTGAGCAAGAATTAGATAAGCAGTTATATGAGCAGATGCTTAATGTAGCGACACATCGTCTTACTACAAAAATAACTCAAGTGATAGGAGATATATGGCGAGTTATTGACGGTGTTATGCCTTCTGGTGCATATGAAACCTCTCATGGAGATAGTTGGATAACAGCTCTTGTCTACTATTCAATGTTTACCTATTATATGATCACCGATATAGAATTTAAAATTAAATATACTCAAGCAGTAAAAGAAAAGAAAATAGCTTTAGCAGTATATGGTGATGACAACGTTTTAGGATTTCCAAGTTACTTTGGTAAGTGGTTTAATCAAAAAAATATTGAGACTTTTTTTTTTGATTTTGCAAATTTTACACTTAGGGATTTTCAAGTACATACTCAATTCCTCAGTGTTCCTGATGGGGTAGGAGGACTAAAAACTAAAGGAGTTGTTTTCCTGCAAAAGTATGCAATATTAACACCTGAGAAATATAGATTACCGCGTATGCCGAAAGTTGTACATTATCGGCCTGTCTCTGTAAACTTAAAGAAATTTGCTAAAGGTAATGGAGAGTTTAAAACATCTCTAGATTATTTCTTATCTAGTATTACAGGAGTTTATGACAATCCATTTAATCAAGTTTGGTATGACGCTTGTGCACATATGAGCAAAGCATTTGAGCAACCTCCTGGTTGGGAGAATGATATAAAGGCTGTTTTGCTCACGACTAATGGATATGTTACTCGGACAATGAGAAAATGTGGACTTAAGTTAGATGTTTTAAAAAAAGGTTTCCCCCGTATGATGGATATAGTACAATTGAATATTAAGGATCCTCAACACCATAGGAATTA